CCTCGCTATCTTGCTTGCCATCCAATCGGTAGCATCTTCCTTTGCTTTTGGTGTGGCGAATTTCTTAAATGAACCATTTGGTTCACGTGGTTGAATGCGTTTAATCTTCATCCAGTTGCGAATTGCATCCACATCAACTGACTTTTTTCTAAATGAAAATCGAGAGTTGTTATTAACCTGATAACCATTCACACCTTCCTCAACAAATACTGAATATTCGGATGCAGTTCCTTTCGCAAAGAAATCAATGCGCTTGTATTTATTGTCATATCGGTAAGTCAATGACTTACGTAAGTTATCGGATGCTACTGCTCTTCTTTTCTTTCCATTCACTGTGCGATAGACTCCGAGATTGAGCATAGCACGCTCAACAACCTCCTGTCCAAACTCGTTCATCAATGCGGTGATTGGATTAGTAGCCATTGGTAAAGATTGTAAAAGCAGTGTTTGAATCTTCTATCAATAAGTCAACAAAGGCATCAATACCTTTCTCAATTAGTGCGTTGCGAAATGGTGCGTAGTTATCACTACCATCGAATCCAAAAAAGATATTGTGATTTAATACGTGAATAGTTGTCACGCCATTATTTTCCGTTATATTATACCTCATACATTATTGAATTACCTACAAGTGCATTAGCTGCAGATGCATTATTTACAACTTTGAAAGTTATTAAATCACCTTTAACAACTGATATATTAGATGAGTTGTTGTAATATTTATTAGTTGCGCTACCCGCAGCAATTGTAATAGTCATTGATGTATCAACTGTATTGACTCGCAATGTAAAAACAAGACTTCCGCTTGCAGGTTGTGCGTTTACATTCACTGCCCAATTATTAATAGTTCCGTTTAACGGAATTATGGTATTGCGAGAAAATTCACTCGCTAAAATGACAAAAGTCGTAGCTCCTGACCAACCACCATAAGTTGTGGTTACTGCATTAATAGCCACACCTCCATGATTTTGATTCAAAATTGATTTTGAAACTGATGTTGTTGGTGTTTGATTTTCCCATAAGTCAGTTGATGAATTATAGGTTAATACTTGACCATTGGTAGGTGATGACAAAGCTACATCGTGAAGCTCTCCCAATTCATATCCATTCTGCACCCTAACATACATACGACCTGCACTCCCATTACTGGCAGTGGTAACGAATCCAAGATAAACCAAATGATTTGGTGCTGTAGGTTTGGTGTGACTAAATGAACCTGCAGTTGCGCCAAGATAAACAGCATCCCCATCAGACCAAGTTGAAGTTGGAAATAAATTAAGACCATCAATTTGGCCTTGCATTATTATCAATCCCTTTTGATTTGCACCTATTGAAGTAGACAACACAACACCAATAGTCTGCGCCGAAAGTGCATCCGTTGTATTACTAGCTAACTTTACTTTGAGACGGTCACCCTGTCCACCAAATGCATAGACCGCTTGGCCTTTTGTTATGGTAGTAGATTCCGCATTGGTCACATAACTAAGCAATGTATTTGGAGCAGTTCCAATAACTTGGAATCGGTTAGTAGTTGAGTTGTAAACGCATAGCATTTCAGCACCACTAATAATATCACCACCAATCACCTCACCATCATTATTTCGGTACAATGGAATCGCACCAAGTGAGTTGATGTTTAGCGTTGCTGAAGTTGTATTGCCAATAACAAACCTAATCAAAAATGCATCCGCATCATTGTAAGCTGTCACCCCACTTATTGTGGTTGTGTAAGTATCGGTACCTGAAGTATTGCCGTGAGGAATACCACCCCCACCGCTTGGAATAGTTTTCCAAGTATTGTCCGCAGCTAAATAATCAGTAGTTGCAGCAGGTTGGTTGGTTGTGTATTGAAGTTTTTTCATTACTCTCCGATAAATGGTATCTCACACGCATTCCATTCGTAATCTACTGTGATGTCAATGGACAATTGCACACCCGTTAAGACGTGGCTAAATTCTTCTATAAATGGCTGCGCTGAAATTGGTTTACCCAATACAACTGACTCATCAAAGATGCTCCCATTTTCCAACATCGCCACAAAGTCACCAGCCAACTGAATGCACTCGCTCATTGATTGCCTTTGGTATTCCGTTTTTTCTTCCTTATCTCTTGGAAGGTCAGCAAAGTAAACATCAAAAGAATACGTTAACGCACCCGCATCAAAGCTAAATGAAGTTGGTGTAACGTGCATCCAAGGCCACTCACCCTCTTTCTCTAAATCAGCTTGTGATATTTGTCCGTGTGTGAACCTGCGAAGTAGTGCGTGGCTATTTGAGAATTGCTCAAATTTACCAATGACTACATTGTATGTATAAAGAGATGAATCGCTCATATTAGTTAGTAGCTTTAATGTTCATTTTTAGACATCAATTGTTTCTGATAGTTGTAATAATCTAACCGATAAGATAAATGCGCAAATATGGTAGACGCTTGCGTATCTGTGATTGCGTCAAATTTAGTGATGTCTCTATCCGCTAATTCTTCGATTACGTGAAACCATCCATAGCGTTCTGCTAGTTCGCTTGTTGCAACTGTTCCTCCATCATCTCCATCGCCTTCGTCAAGTTCGTCTGTATCTGGGATTCTAAAAACGAGAGGGAAGTGGTCACTAATTCGCTTTCGATAGTCGAAAAAAAAAGCAGCGCACCATTCGCAACTGATAAAGGCATTTGCTCAAAGTCTTTCGCATTACTCAAGTGATCCGATGTGTACTGCTCAATCTTATATTTAGTTCCAATCTCCGAACTAATGGGACGGTATAGTATGGAAAGTAACTTGGGAAGGTTCTTTGGAAAGTCTTTGCAATTAGTATCCAAGTCCAACCATTCACCAAATGAAATCTTATTGATGTCGGGGATGAATCCGTACCCATTCCACTTATGTTGATGGTTAGCTAATGGGTTAGTGATGACCTCTCTAAATGCAGTGATTGCTTTCTCCATATCTTCGGGAGTGAGCTGCCTAACGAAGTCTTTTGATTGTCCGAGAATAGCGGACACTTGACCGATGTCGTTACCTTCATTATTAAGGAAGTCAACGTACTGCTTTACCGTTATGGTATTATAGTCAATGGATACTTTAATCTTTTGCATTCTGCACCTCCTCCAATACTTTATTAATCCATTCATCGAATAGGTTACTCATCTCAGTTTTTGCAAGGCGTTTGCGTTGCTCCTTTTGCTGTAGCCATAAGCCGAATAATACACACATAGTGTAAGTATGTTTGGCAGTTTCTTGCGATTGTTCTTGATCCATTACATTTTTAATATTTCATTTTTAACTTGACTCAAATAAATAACGTGCAATGCAGCACCATCTTCATCCGCCCATTCAGCTAAGTAGTCAATCATTTCATCAATGAAAATAGTGGCGCATTTGAGTGCGTATTTCTTTGGCACACCATTACCCATTCCATCGTAAATCTTATCATAGATATCTTGCGCCTTATCTTTCGCAGTCATCAGTCTATCTTGATTTGGTTGTCGTTTAAGATTTCATAGAACTTATCCCGAAGTTTATCCAGTGCATCAAGTTGCTCACCATTATACCCTTCGGTATTATACTTGATTTGACTACGCATCAATTGGTCAAAATCCCAAAGTGCAACATACACCCCATTAAGATTAGTGAAACGCTTATGGGCCTCAATGTCGGTAGGTTCATCAAGGTCGAATTCGATAATGGCTCTCATTCCGTTAAAATTAAATTATATAAATGACGACTTTTTGCAAAATCAATCCATTGTTCCAAAGTAATGTGTGGTCTATTGTACCCATCAGTTGTATACATGTGTTTATCATTACCAATAAAACAACTGTAACGTATCACATCGGATAAATCAATATCATACATGACTATGCGCTTGGCATCTTTAACCTCTATTTCTTCTTTTGTTTTCATAATTTGTTCAGTATTTTGCTTATAATTTGTCAGATATGATTATTTGCACTGGGTTGTCGGTATCTCCGACAATGGTATTCCTTGCTTGCTTAGGTTTGAAGTATTCCAATGTCTTGAGATACAACTCAGATGCTATCATCTTATCTTCATCATTCCTGCTACTCCATAGCTTATCCAAGAACGCATTGAACTGTTCAGCTTGTTGACCTGTGATTGATTCACCAAGTGCCTCCCATTGGAGTGACTTTTGAGACTTAGCACCTACTGGTTTAAGACCTCCGTGACCTTTCTTTAATCTTCCTTGTTCATCTCTTTCCATAACTGACTATAATTTATGGTGTTAGCAATTCCAAGACCATTTCACAAATCTAATTACTCCATAGATTGTTAATGCAATTAAACTTATTTTAATAGTGAAAGCAATGATCCACATAATAGCATCAAAAATTTCACCTTTCAATCTTTCTTTATTCATAAATTTTAACTTAATACTTTTTTTAATACCGCCCACCTACTTTCAAATGTAATCTTTTCAAATTTACGACTAATAAAATTGAACTTCCAAACCTCTCGCACCTGATTCCATCTTTTGTATTCACACACACGGCACACCTTCACTCTTCCCTTATCACTTTCACGCTGGTATCTCATTCCATCTTTACCAAATAGGAATAAAGGTAACCGCCATTCACACCTAAAGCATTTCTTCACAGTTCTAATTTAGTTTTGAAGTGGTTAATCAATTGTTCCATCTTATGGTCGTAATATTTAGTAAAGGTCAAGAATCCCTCCTTATCTTGTTCATATAACTTGTAAAGGACATTCCTTAACCTTTGACCATTGCTTTTCTTTTCAATTTCAAAGTCGGCCTTTAAGTCATTCAGCACATCCCTTTCATTAGTAGCGAATTCCTCTTCTTTTAGAGCGCAATAGACAAACGAATTTTGAAGACTGAATATTTGCCCAGCTTGGGTAGGAGTTAATTCATTAGTGCCAATGACAATGGCAGTAGTCCTATCCTTACGACTTTTAATTGATTCGATTTGAGCAGGTAGTATTATCATATTCAAATTTACTAATTTTTTTAATATAAAACTATTTATTATTTATTATATAAAGTAATAACTATAACTCAAAAGAAAAGAAAGAAAAAGAAAAAAAGGTAAAAAAGAAAAAGAAAGAAAAGAAAAAGCTCCCCCAAGAAAAACAAACAATTTCGCATAAGCGAATTTACCTGAACCAAGCAGTGATGTTCTGCAAGTTTGCCGTTTGCATCTCCCATTGGCAATGGAGAATTCTTTGTATGTATTCATTCTTCGCAGTCAGGACAGGATTCGAACCTGTACGCAAGGATCAACGTGTAGCCTTGCTCTCTTATTCGTTATAGCGTCTACCATTCCGCCACCTGACTAAAAACGCTCACCCTATGCGCCCTGTTCTAATGGGAAGGGGGATGAGCAATAAAAAAAAACTCCCCCAATCGTATTAACTTGTTGAGGGTTATAACGAAAGGGGGAAAACGTGTAACCACTCAACACTACAAAGATAGTAATTAAGGTCAATGGTTGCCTTATTAATTATTCACTACTTTTGAACAATTCCACAATTGTCATTGCTAACACTACTGGCCAACAAAATGCAGTAAATACCATACCAATGAGATTCTCAATTGAAGTAGGTAGGGTTCGCCTTAGCATCATCACGCCCATCAGTCCAATAAGTAACAATACGGTCAGTAAATAGCACGTAAAACAAAAATGAAGCAGACTCATCATATTCCTGATTTTCTTGGTTTTCTTCCACGTTTTTTGGGTATTGTGGTTTCTTCTTCACTAAGTAGCACCTCTTCACTTTTTAGTTGATTGTGAAGGTCGTCAATCATTTTATTCACGCACGGAACGCAACTGCTCACCTTACCCTTACTACCTTTCATCAACTCATCAAATTCGGCTAACAACCTTCTTTGTTGATCAGTCAATACATTGGTTGCTTTAACCGATTGCACCAACTCCTTTGCTTGTTTCTTTTTTTCGCTATCCACAACAATGGGCCACTTTCCTGCAGGGCAATCTTGGAATGTCATTTTAGTTTTCAAATCCAAGAAACATCCGCACGGCTTAAAGGTCACACCATCTAAAGTTACAGGTGTAGCGAATGGGTTTAATTTGTTGAGTGGTGTTCCACAAGTTCGGGTTGTCGAATTGTATACTGGACATTCTCGACAAATAGCCATCCGCATATTTGCCATTTCTAAAATCTTATTCATATCACAATAGCTTTTTTAATTTCATTTTTAGCGTATTTAACAGCGTTGTAAAGGACTTTCTTTGGTATGCCAGTATCAATGCTCAGGTCATTGTAACTAAAGTCATTTAATGCGTATAAGTAAAAGACTTCACGCTCAAAAAATGGAAGGCGGGAAATCAAGATATCAAGTTGCTCATTGGTTATACGGTCACCTAACCACACGGTCACACTCTCGTAATCTCGCAGTTGCGATTCCGTTGGCTCATCACTCATCTGATTGAACTTCCTGATTGTGTTATGGTAGTGACTGCGATTAGACCAGTGCGCAATCTTTAGTGCGTGGTTAATGTAGTGTTCGCTGTTCCTTATCTCATTGCCATTTTCAAAGATGCATAAAAGAGTATCGTGCAGAAGATCATCTGCCTCATAGACATTGCCACCGCACAAGTTAATGGCTAACCTACGATGCTGGTCATATTGCGTTGGTGAAATATGCATCAATTACTTTTATGGCCTCTTCAGAACCTTTCACATAAGTAGCGTAATAACCTCTTTTGTTCAACTGCTTAATCCATTCTTTCTGCTCTTTGCTCACAACTCCTTTGTCCGTCTTGACTTCAATAAAAAGTCCGTGGTATTTCTCATTAGGTTCGCAGATTTGAAGGTCGGGGAATCCTTTTACGTATCCAGTCATTTTCATTTTAATAGCCTGCTTCATACTTGTAAACATACCCCCCGCAGATGCGCAATACAACGCATTTGGATACATTACTTTGATGTATTGGACAATCGCAAACTGCACACCCGCCTCCCCTGCCAATGGTTTCTTTGCACGTGGCTTCATTGATTGGATAATTTTCCCTTTCATTGGACTAATTTAAGATGAAATTTAATAGGATGGACAAAAAAAAATGCATCTTGAAACCCTCATAAACATTGGAAAACTAAAAATATTTTAATTTTTTTCTTGACATATTAAAATTTATTTCTATATTTGCCAAACAAACAACGAAACAAAAACAAAATGAAAACAGCAAACAAAATCTTTTGGAATCTTAGAAAGTTTGAAGTGGAATATCTTTACACTGAGAACGGTAACTTCGCATCTATCAAAGAAGATGGAAAAGAAATCTGGAGTTTATATGCTCACACTGAAAGAACCTTAAATTCACAAGTGACCAAATGGTGCAAAGCTAATTGGTTCTAAAAAATAAAAATGGGGGGTGCGCATCCACAACGCACAAACAAACAACAAAAATAAAACACTATGTATCAAGTTCACATTTTCAAAGGCTTTCATCAACAAGCCATCAATTGCGAATCATTGGAGCAGGCAAACGCCACCGTAATTGATTACGCTCACAACAATGGTATTAAGTACCATATGGATGAACACGGTTACTGCCACGCTTATTCAGGCAAGTATCACGTGAATGGAGTTGAAGCATTTATCTTTCAAATTATCTGAGTTATGAGAAACAAAGTAATTGAAATTTACGGCAGTGATTTAAGTCAGTTTGAATCTGCAAAATCCAATTTAGAAACAGTGCATCTGTTAAATGTAAGCGAACGTGCAGCAATTCTTAACTTGTTGGATTGGTATAACAAACCTGATAGATTCCCAACTTTGTTGAGTGATGAAGAATTCATTGAGTTAAAAAAGAAAATCAATACATTTTGCGGATATGAAAAACCTTAACCTAACCTACCCACGCAAGTACATCTGTGTGATGTCTTCCAGTCTACCGAGTGAGCAGTTAGATTTTAACGCAATTGCTCAACACATTGCGGACTCATCACCTCGCAAACCATTTGAAAGAATGGAGGCACTCTTGAAAGAAAAAACTTATAAGCGATGACTTGGGAATATTGGGATGAATTCAAAACTGGCAAACCGCTTTCATATCGTGAACGCAAAAGGCAAGAATACGAATTTAGTCAAGGCAGGCTCATCACAGTTGCTTACAGAGGTGTGATGATGCACATAGACTTTGAAACAGATTTAGAAAAAAAATATCAAGAAATCATTAAAAATCAAAATAAAATGAAAACATCAAAAATCAAGTCCATTCAGAATAATGGCACATGGAACGACCTCTTTAAATTTGAGGTTGAAATGGAAAACGGAGACGTTGGTGGATGCTTCGCTAAGACTCAAGTACCCACTTGGAAAGTAGGGGATGAGAAAAACTACGAATACACGCAAAACGGAAAGTATTGGAACATCAAATGGGCAAAAGATGAAAGACCTGCGTGGAATGGTGGCGGTGGTGCAAAGTCATTTGGTAAGTCACCTGAGGACAAAACTGATATCGCACGTGCAGTAGCTTTGAAGGCAGCAGTTGACTTGCACAAAGGCGAAGGTCAACACATCAATCAACAGATTGGAGTTATATGCGCAACTGCTCAGGCTTTTGAAATCTATTTGACCACAGGCGAAAATCCATATAAGGATGCAATCGCTGACGGCAAATCTAACAACGCTGATGACCTCCCTTTTTAAAGGGGGACATCACGTTTGAAAGTCCCCAAGATTTATTCAACTATTTAAAAAAAAATTATGCAACGTAGAAAAATGACAAAGGAACGAATCAATGCTATGTGCAAAGATTTGAATGCTCATAATTATACAAATATTGGTCAAGTGATGGTGCGCCATAAAATGGGTAAGCATAGTCCAGTGTATTTCCAACAAGCTGGAATCATTTGGAAAAAAGATGGTTATTGGAAAGGTCTTGAAAGAATACACGATGATAGATTTTTTAAGTATCAAAAATTTCAATCCAATTATTTTACTCCATCGCAACCAACTTTATTCACTAAAACAAAAGTCAAGGTTGAGCCAAGAAAGGTAACACATCGCAAAAAACCAACGCTTGGAATTGTCCAACGCTTAAAAGTATTATTCACTGGTAAATTATAAAAAAATGAAATTTAGAACTTTAATAAGAACCCACTACCCATCTACCTACGAATTTGCGAAAGCAATGGGTGTAACGTGGCCAACTGGTCGCAAGTACGAAAACTACCCAATCACTATGTCGATTCAGCACATTGACAAACTATCTAAAATGATAAACGTTGACAAATGCGAATTGATCTCATTGGCAGTAGCTGAGAATGAAAACGAATACGAACCTGTAAATTATTTGTAACTATGGAAACTAAACAAACGGCAACTAAATATCTTATTCAAGAGATAAAAAATGATTCATTAATACAATCTAAGAGTACTCAAGAATGGAATAAGGTATTTCAAATAGCCTTACAAATGGAACGTGAGCAGATTGAAGATGCGTTTTATGAAGGAGTTGATGGTGGCTCGGGAGAACTATACTACAACGAAACATACGGAGGTCAAGATGAATAAAGATTTGATAAAGGTTATTGATAACTTAAAGGTGAGCAGTGTAATGCATTTGACTAATCTCAAAGATTTAATGATGCACGAACAAAAGGATGAAATTATAGAAGACCTTGAAACACTTATACAACATGCTGGAGAATTCCGAACCGTTCCAGAAATCTTAGACGAATGTTGTTCTGATGTCCTTGGAATTTCAGTTGAAAAGTTAAAGCAAAAGATACGCACCCGCCCAATTGCAGACGCTCGAAGCTATTACATTGCGCTTTATTATTTTGCAACTGACCACACTTGGCAGTATATCGGATCACTCTTTAACTTAGACCATGCATCTGCTATTAGCAACGCTAAAAAGTTCATTGAATTGTACACAAATGATATGAGTTACCGAACTATTGCGCAGGAGTGTTTTGATAAATTCGAGAAATATGGCTATAATTGCAGCGAACTAAAACAACAACTTAATGGAAAACAACTACCAATCTTTATGTTCAAAAATATCATATCTCGAAGAGAGATTGAACCAGTTGGAAAGTCAATTGAACCAACAAACAAAATTGAAAGAATGTCGTTTCATTGCGCCATCACTTGAAGATGTAGCCGACTACTTTCTCGAAAGAATGCCCAATGCAAATAGCGAAGATGCGCTTCATTTCGCTGATGTCTTTATCTCGCACTATACCAACACAGGTTGGAAGTATGGCAAAAACAAAATGAAAGACTGGAAAGCTGCGGTAAGGTCAGCTTGGGATTTGAATAAATTTGTAACAACTAAAAACAACCACAATGAAACAATTGGTAGAATTCAAAGAGATAGCCTACAACAGTGGGTTAACGGCTAACGAAAAGGCATACATAACCAGTCTCGAATCTTCGAAGATTTGTGACATAACGCTCTCCATTTTTAAACAATCAATCGCATATGGGATAGTCCTTTATGGCATCAAGAATTTACCCTCGGATGAGGAAACGAATCTTCTGTACGTCACAATGCAAACGCACTACCCATACCTCACAACTGGAGAGATGGCATTGGCCTTTCAACTCAATGCGGTTGGTCAAGAATGGACACGTATCGAATCATTTAATATGATGTCGGTTGCTTTCCTTTCTGATGTGCTGAAGGCATACAATGATTTTAAGATGAAAACGAATTTAGCCCTTGATAAAAAGAAAGCAAAGATTGAATTGCCATCTAATACAACAGATGAACCAGTTGATTGGACTGAGACCTTTAATGAGGACATCCGACTATGGCGCGAAAACAAAAGAGACTTTGTGTTGATGTTAGCACCAATGAAGGTTCGTACTTTTTATGATAAGAAAGTTATTAAGGATGAAATGTGGAGCGATGAGGATTGGAAGAAATGGCAATTTATGGCATATAAAAAGACCTTAGACGCTCAATCGATTAGCGCATACAAGGCAAAGAGACTTGACAAGCTGAGCCGCCAAAAGTTCAAAGATGATTATCAATGCGAATTATCTCGCCTTATCTACTCCGACATTATGGATAGCCATATCCTGCAACAAAAGATAAAGGATGGGTTATGATAAGTGAAGTGTATAATATTGATTGCATGGAATATATCAAACAATTTCCAGACAAGTATTTTGAATTGGCTATTGTGGATCCTCCGTATGGTTTAGGAAAAAGATTATCTCAAAGAGGAGGTAAACATAAAAATACAAAGTTTGCCGTATTATATGAAAATAGTTCACAATGGGATAATGAAATACCAAATGAAGAATATTTTAATCAGTTATTTAGAATATCTAAAAATCAAATCATTTGGGGGGCAAATTATTATTTAGAATTTTTATCAAGTACGAGAGGTATTATTTGTTGGGATAAAAAACAATTTATGCCTACTTTTAGCCGAATTGAATTTGCTTGGACTTCATTTGATGCAGTAGCAAGATTATATGAAGGTAGAAGTACTGATTTAAATAGATTTCACCCAACTCAAAAACCAGTTGAGCTTTATAGATGGATTTTGCAAAATTATGCAAAGGAAGGAGATAAGATTTTAGATACTCATCTTGGTAGTGGATCTTCAAGAATTGCAGCAGATATGGAAGGTTTTGATTTCTATGGTTGTGAATTAGACAAAGATTATTTTGAAGCCAGTTGCAAACGCTTTGATGATTATAAATCTCAACTAACTTTATTCTAATGATTCAATTTCACGATAAGCAAAAAGAGGCTCTATCCTATCTTGCAATAGATAACGAATGTCGGCAGTTGTTATATGGCGGATCTGCAGGTAGTGGAAAGTCATTTCTTGGTTGCGATTGGCAAATAAAAAGACGGTTAAAGTATCCCGGCACACGTGGACTCATTGGTAGAGCTGAATTAAAAAAGTTACGACTATCCACTCTCGCCACGTTCTTTGAATTATGCACAAAATATAATCTCATTGCAGGAAAACATTTCACCTACAATGGCCAAGACCACGTTATCAATTGGTATAATGGCTCACAAATAATCTTAATGGACTTGGCTGATATGCCTTCAGATCCTGATTTTGGGCGGTTTGGTTCGCTTGAAATCACAGACTACTTTGTGGATGAGGCAAGCGAAGTGAGCGAAAAGTGCGTTAATATTTTGAATTCACGTGTGAGGTTTAAGCTAATCAATGACAATCCAAAAGGACTATTGACCTGCAATCCCCACAAAGGATGGTTATATAGAGAGTTCTTTGATGCGCAACGTAATAACTCAATAAGGAAAGATAGAAGATTCATTCAGGCTTTACCTACTGACAACCCACACATCTCACCAGTA